GCCAGCGTGCTGGGTCAGGTGGCGTCGATCATCCTCAACGCCAAGGAGAAGGACTGGAAGGCGCTGAAGTGAGCGTCCGCTACAGCATCGAAATCGTGGACGGATGGCGGCTCGACCGTCAGTTGACTGGCGAGGAGTACGACCTCATCGATGCGGCCGGCGGTGGCGTCTGGTTCGACCCGATGATTACCGGTGTTCCCGTGTTCTTCGGGAACACCGTGCGTCTTGCGGGCTACGACCCGGAGACGTTCATCCTGGACGCCGTCGACCTGATGCCGAAGGGCGACGTGGCTGATCCGCCGTTCGCCCCCGAGGAGTGGACCCGAGGCAAGTGGATCATGGGCTTCTACTCATGACCGTCCACCGTCAGGCCATGTGGTCGTCGTACTACGACAAGCCTGACCAGATTCTTGAGATCGTCAAGGGCGCTCTCGCCCTCGGCAGTCTCGGAGCCATCCTGATCGAGCCCGGAGCGGGCGCCGATTGGGATACCCACCGCGTGTCCCTCTTCACGGTGGAGCAGTTTGAGCAGTACCTACGAGATGAGACAGGAGACTGAGATGCGTGGATGGAATGGTGCCCCGCTCCTTTGCGGGAACGTGGCGTCGAAGGCTGAGGATCTGGTCCTCCGCTACACCGAGGGTGCGACAGCGGTGTTCAAGTTCGCCGTGGCCGTGTCGAACAAGGACAAGCAGAGCAAGGAGTCCACGTACTTCGTGGATGTCGTCGCCTTCGGCAAGACGGCCGAGAACGCTGCCGCCTCGATCGAGAAGGGCACTCGCGTCATCGTGTTCGGTGACTGGGACCCGCAGCAGTGGGACAAGGACGGCCAGACGTTCCGCCGGCTCGGCATCGTGGCGGAGGAGATCGGCGTGAGCCTCAAGTACGCCATCGCCGAGGTGTCGAAGGTGGAGCGCGAGATTGCGCCCGCTTCCCGTGCGTCGGCCCCGGTCTCGGACGCCGACCCCGAGCAGATGCCGTTCTGACATGGACGTGAAGCTGCCGTTCGTGCTCGGCCTGGCCGGGCGAAAGGGCGTCGGGAAGACGTACCTGGCGAAGCAGCTCGAGGAGCGGGGCTGGGTCCGCATGTCGTACGCCGATGGCGTACGGGACCTGGCCCTGTCCCTTGACCCGATCCTCGCCGAAGACGGACCCGAACGCTGGCGTCTGAGCGACTTCGTAAAGGAGGACGGCTGGGATGCTTCCAAGGAGCGCCTCCCCGAGGTGCGCCGCATCCTCCAGGTGGTCGGCACCGAGATCGGTCGGGCCATCGACCCGGACGTGTGGGTCAACAAGCTCGCCAGTCGCGTCTACAAGAACCCGCCCGGCACCCGCATCGTCGTGGACGACGTGCGCTTCCAGAACGAGGCCGACAAGATCCGCTTTGGGTTCGGCGGCGTCGTCGTCTTGCTGCGCGGTGGGGAGACGGGGGACTCTCACGCCTCGGAGGCTGGCATCGACAACCTCAACGTGTCGTTCGAGGTGAACGAGGATGCCGTCCGTTCGCCTGGCCTGGTCGATCTCCTGGACGGATACGGCAAATGAACGATCTCATCCGACAAGATCCACCACCTCACGCCAAGGACGACATCACGGAGTGGGTGCTGAGCCTCCCCGAAGATGGGCAGTGGTACAGGTTCGCTGTTCCCGTCGGGCAGCACGAGTACGCCTACTTCAAGAAGCCGAGAGGCGTGCAGACGGACTTCGGCTTGCTCCCCCACGGAGACCGTCACTACAACGATCGGGTCCACATGTTCGCGCGTCGCCGGCCCCGCAAGCGATGGTTTCGATGACCCGCAAGGTTCTCATCTCGGGCGCCTCGGATTGGGTGTACACGCGACCCGTCTCCAAGGCGTTCCTGGACCTGCGGCCCGCCACGCACGAGCTGTACTGCGACATGCGGAGCGGCGCCGGCAGAATCGCCTACGACCGGGCCGTCCACTACGACTACAAGGTCCACGCCCCCAAGCGCGTGGACCAGTGGCCGGAAGAGTTTGACTACGCCTACCTCTTTGAGTGGCAGGACGATCCGTACGATTGGGTCGAGCCTAGTCTGGCTCGTACCAGCATCATCTTCGCTACTCGTCGTCCTCAGCAGCCGAGTGAACAGGCTCAACCACCTGAGACCTGAACACGACAAGGGCCTGCTGGTCCTCCTGGTGCTCACAGACAGCCTCGAACGCCTGGCGTAGAGCGTCGACAGCCAGCACTGGGGGGACCAGCCCCAAGTCGACCGACACGTTGTCCCGAGGGCGTGACGTGTCGATGCGGATGATGATCGAGACCGTCCCGGCAAGATCCGACAGGTCGCTCATGGGATCTCGTTTCTCGTCCAAGACTCGAAGACCTTGGCGGCGTTCGGTTTGAACTCGCCGCACCACCCGGATTCGCTTGAGAGTGCTGGCCACCGCCCGTCGGCATCGGGTGGCCAGCGGTGGCACTCGTGCTCCCACACGCCTTCGAACCTTTCTCCTGGGGAGAAGAAGCGGCACTCGCCACACTTCATACGACGCTCCTCAGCTCAACCGCATCGCCCTGACGATGCGAGCCACGCATCCACGTCCCACACGCCGTGCAGTGGATCCGCACGTACGTTGCCGTGGACGTGCGCTGAAGGCCGCGAGACTGCACCTTGGCGCTGCCACAGTTCGTGCACATGATCCCGTCGCCGTACAGCCCGTGGTTCGGGTGGCCCTGGATCCAAGGGAGCAGCTTGTCGTACAGGCGCTCAAGGATCCGCACGTCGCCCTTGTTGTACCGCTCCATCGTCTGCCAAGCCGTCGGGTCGTTCGCCATACACGCCACCCACAGGCCGTGGCCGGCGTGCTTCACCTTGCCACCCACCCCGAGCTGGCGGCACACGTAGTCCAGCTTCTTCGACGGGAAGCGGAAGTTCCTCCGCACCACCTGGAGCAGATCCACCTGCCGGTACGGCGAAGGCGGGGTTAGCCCGTGGAGCAGGAACTCCTTGTTCAGGGTCGGGATGTCGAAGCTCTTCCCGTTGTAGTGGACAACGATGTCCGCCTCGTTCAGCATCTCCCACATCGGGGTGAGCATCTCGAGGGCACCGGTCACGTCGCCCTTCTCGTCGTAACCTACACGGGCGAAACTTACACGCTTGTCACCATGCCACTTGGCTGCCCAGCACATCACGTACCCGGACGCCATGATCTGGTTCGTTCCGACGTTCTGCTGCCACAAGCCCCAGACGTGCGCCGTGTTCGGCGCGGTCTCGATGTCCAGCAGCAGGATGCGGGGGCTCAACTATCGGCCCGACGTGTACTCGTCCATCGGTGAATAGCCACTGTGACCTCCATGAGCACCAGGCGTGGAGATGTGCTTGAGCAGAAGGTCCGTCATGAAGTCCAGCTTGTCCTCGATCACACCGAGCCGAGTCAGCTGCTTCTCGTTCATCTGGACCACGTCACCCTTGCCGTTCGGGGTGCCGATCGCGGCCTTGGCTTCACGCACTTCCCTCTTCGTGGTCTTCATCTGGAAGAACCCGACGATGAAGGCGGTACCGAGACCGGTAATCAGCGTGAAGAAGCCGACCTTGACCGTCGGGTCTTCACCGGACAGGAACCATGCAAGCAACATCTGGCGAGAATCCTAACATGGAATTAGGGCCAACGGCGGTACGAGTACCAGCCGAGCCCAATCACGACAACACTGATGACACCCCACGCCCAAGCGGGCAGCGGTGCGGCCGGAGTGATCGGCCACACCCACATCACTTCTTCGCCTTCTCGCGCCGCTTCTTCGCCAGCGCGTCCTTCTTGCGCTTCTCCAGAGCCTTCTCGTCAAGGAACTGCGGCAGGAACGGCAGGTTCAGCGGAGCGTACGCAGCCTGGAGCCGGCCGCCGTCAAGCTGTGCCTCCCGCCCCCTCACCTTGCGGGCTGAGCCCTGGTCGTAGCGGAGCACCGGGTCCTGGATACCGCCGATGATCCCGCGCCCGATCGGACCGGTCTGGTTCGCCAGGTAGTACAGGTCCTCCTTCAGCGACGGCATCGAGAACTTGCCGGTCGTCCCGCCGGGGCGAGTGTTGGTCCGCATCTTGTTCAGGTTGATGTCGCCTAGGGCGAACGCCCCCGCCTTGATGATCGGGTTCAGCGAACGCAGCGCCTCGCTCGGTGAGTAGACAGGCGAGCGGGTGCTGGACTCGAACGGGTTGATGCCGCCAAGTGGGAGGAAGATGTTCGTCCCGAGACCCAGCATGCTCGAGCGCTTGTCCATCGGATCGATCTGGTTCTCGGGATCCGAAGGGTCGCCACGCCCCTGCTGCGTCAGGTCCATGATCGCTGCCGTGCGCCACGGGTGACGAGTCACCATGTCGATGCCCAAGCGGGTGGCGTGCTTCTGCCACGGGTAGAACGGCGCGATCTTCTTGATCTGCCGCTCCGCCGGCTTCAAGTTCGACATGTCGCCCATCACGCGGAGCGTGTACCCCGTCGCCGTCGCCGGGTCCGCGCCCTTCCGCAGCTGCTCGCGGAACAACGCCTCCTTGCCGGCGGTGTCCATGAACTCGTTGAGGTCGTAGCCCTTCTGGATGACCCGCGACAGGCGGCTGCGCTTGCCGCCCAGCTCGAGCTGGCGGATGGCGTCCTGTGTTCCACCCAGGCCGTGGAACCTGGAATTGGTGAGCGCCTCGCCCGTGCGCCGCTCCGCCCGCAGATCCTTGCCCGCAGAGAGGATGCCGGAGAGAGCGTCGGCCGGGTTCATCCCGCCCCGCATCGACATCATCATCAGCTGCGACAAGGCGTTGCCCACGTTCCACGCCGGGGACAGGGCCAGCTGTCCGTGCTTCCACGCCGAAGTCGTCTTGTCGTACGCCTTGGAGATCACGCCCTTCTGGCCGGCGTCCCGGTTCAGCTCCTTCCAGCGCTTCAGGAGGGGAGCGTCGATGTACTCGGAGTCGAGACCGATGCGGTCCTCGGTGCGTCCGGCGATCGACGCGTAGCCCTTCTCCCGCATGTAGCTGCCGAGATCGTGACCACGCAGCGACATGTCCTCGAGCGCTCGGCGCTGAGCGATCTGATCGGGGGTCGGGTTCTCGATCTGGTCCAGCGCGTCGATCTCCTGCTGGATCAGCTGACGCGGGGTCTTCACCCGGTCCGCCTTGATCTGGGAGATCACGTCGTTCTGCACCATGCGGGACACGTCCGACTGGAGGCGCTCCGCCTCACGACGGTCCGACTTGAGAACGTCGCCCGCCTTCTTCTGCTTCTGGCCGATCAGCTTCTTCTCGGCGAACTGCTTGCCCGGGCCGAGGGCGTCACGGAACGTCGGATCCTCGAGGCCACCGATCTGGTACTCGGGGAAGACGCCCTTCTCGTGGAGGCCCTTCATCGTGGTGGGCAACTGATCCACGAGATCGTTGAAGCCCCAGTCCTTCAACGTCCTGACACCCTTCTGGTGGGCGAGCAGGACGGGGCGGTACGCGCCCGGGGCGTTGACGAGCGTGCCTTCGTTCAGCTTCGCCTCGGTGTCGGCGAGCAGCTTGTTCAGGCGGGTGATCGAAGTCTTGGCGCTGCCCACCTTGCCGGCGGCGAGACGGCGCTCCTTCGACTTGACGCCCTTGATCTCACCGAGCTTGCCCGCCTTCTTGGCGTCGGCCAGCATCGTCTTGTCCAGCTTCGTGACGGCCTTCAGGGCAGCTGGCTGCTCCATGCCCGCCTCGAGGTTCGACCCGAGGACAGTCGCTTCCTTCGCCGTGGGGACAGGCTTCACCGTGTCATAGCCGGGGAGCTGCGCCTGGTCCGTCGCCACCTTGGCCCGTAGGCCCTCCGCCTTGACGAGCTTCTTCGTCACCCGAGCCCGACGATCCTTGATCTTCTGAAGCTCCCGGTCCGTCCAGAACTGGATCGGGTCGCGCCCGAGCTGCTCGTCACGCAGGAGGCCGCGCTCCTGCATCATTCCTTCGCGCATCTTGGCGACATCCTCAAGGCCCGACCGGGCCTCCATCGCCTGCGCCATCAGGTCCGGATTCCGCATGGCCTCGATTGCCCCGGCGGTCGGCGCCTGGAACTGACCCATGTTCTCCCGGATGAAGCGGTCCTTGAACTCCGGAGGGAGCTGGTCAGCCACGTCGAACAGAAGGTTGAATCCCTCCTTCTGAAGGTTGCGTCCGTGCGTCAGGTCGCCGTACTCGACGCCCGCTTCCTTCGCCAAGTCCATCGTCTTGTAGATGGACGACTCGGCCTTGAGGAAGTTCTTGCGCTCCAGGTCGCCAGCCTTCAGGCGGGCCTCGGCGATCTGGGCGTCGAAGTCCTTCACCATCTGGCGGTTCGGACCAATGCGATTGGCGTCGGCGAGACGTTGCGCCTGTCGGGCGCCCCACTCCGTTTCCATCGCCTTCGACAGGATCGGACGGCCAGCGGCCCCGACGCCACGGGCTGCCAGTTGGAGCGGCCGGGCGGGGAGATCAGCGACAGCGTTGGCTGCGCCAGTCACGCGCTCGGCCCCAGCGGCGACCTTGCCGAGCGTGCTCGAGCCGGTGGCGGCAGCAGCCCCGCCGACCGCCTTCGACGCGAGCCCGCCGACGATCGCCACGTTGCCGGCGTCTTCAAGGATCGTGCCGACGATCGTGCCGTTCTTCGACGCCCTGCCGTACTGGGAGTTCGCTAGGGTTTGCCTGCCGAACGGGACCGAGCCGAGGTCAACGAGCCGACCACCGGTCCTCTTCATGCTCGCCCCGGAGTCAGCCAAGATCGGTGCCCGGTCCCGGACGCCGTGGCCTACCTGGCCCCAGAACCCTTCCCCGTTCTGACGCGCCTCGTCCAGAGACTCCATCATCTTGCGGGTGTTCTTGGTGGACGCCTGGGCGTTCATCGACATCTCGGCGATGCCCTTGCCGAGATGGAAGATGCCAGGCACGACACCCTTGACGGCGCCACCGATCTGGGAGGCGAGCGACTGCGCCTCGCTCCCCTTCTTCTTGGTCGACCTCCCAACGCTAGGCAGGACCAGGGGCGTCAACGTAGAAGGCGCTGCACCTCCGTTGCGGAGGGCCTCGGCGGCGTCCTTGATGCTCAACCCTCGTCACCCCGCGGGTCGTAGCCGCTTCCGTCGTAGCCGTTGGCGAAGAGGCGACCGGTCGCCTCCATCTCGGCGAGCACGAGCGGGATCATCTGGATGACGAGCTGCTGGGAGTTCGGGTCCATCTCGGCGGCCATCGCGAACATCGCCTGCTGAGCGGTCCCCATTGTCGGGAACTGCGACGACTGGACGGCCGTCGTGAACAGCTGCGCGTAGGCGTCCGACGACTTCAGCGTAGCCACGTCCTCGGGAGTGGCACCCACCTTCTTTGCCAACTGGATCACAAGCGGGTCCGTGGTCTGCTCGGTGGCGTAATCCTGGAGACCCTGCTGAGTCTTCAGGGCCGACAGCTGCTCAGCTGGTGACGTGTAGCCCGTGAGGATCTTGTTGTTCAGCTTCTCCTCCGCCGACCCGCCCGACAGGTAGCTCGAGTACAGCTGGTTCGGATCCGTGTAGTTCGCCGAAAGCATCGCCAGGCCCGGATCACCGAACAGATCCATCGACCGGGCTCGGGTGCTCTTCACCCGCTCGTCGTCCTGCTTGAGGAGATCCTGCTTCTGGCGGATCGGGGTCATCGCCGCATTGAGCGCGTCGAGTTGGGCGAGAGCCTGCTGGCGGAGCGCCTCTTGGGCGTCCCGCTGCTGGGCGAACTGCATCTGCACGGCCCCCGGCAGCCCGAGGGAGCCGGGGTTGAGGATCGCCTTCGCCGAAGGGTTGCGGCCCGGATCCATGAGGTCAAGCGAGCCCGAGTCCCAGCCGAGAGACTGGCGGGCGTTGATGACCTTGCCGGAGTCGCGCTCCGCCCGGTCGGCCGTGGTCGTCACGCCCGACCCACCGCCGGCAAGGGACTGCTCGTTCGCCGTCTTCTTCTGGGCGTCGAACCAGACCTGGCCCTCCCGGTTGAGGGCGGCGAGACGGTCGTCCATCTGCTGCTGGAGGGCGGCACGGTCCTGCTCGGACTGCATCGCCTGGGCGATCTTCAACTTCTGGGCGTCTGTGTACGAATCCTTCGCTGCGCCAGCAGCCGACTGCTGGGCGGCAAGAGCGGCCATTCGCTGGGCGTGCTCCTCGCGAGCCCAGTTCTGCTGCTCGATCTCCCGCTGGCGCTCCTGCTCGAACTTCGTCTTCGCTATGCCGATCTGGTTGTCGCCGTACTGCTTCGCCAGCGGAACCGCCGCCGACACCTGATCGAAGTAGGCGCCCGTCGCCGCCTGCCGTGCGGCGTTGTCCGCCCCGTACGTGGCCATCGCCCGCTGGAGCGCCGTGCGGGCAGCGTCACCCGCGCCACCAACGATCGAAGACAGCTCGCCTTGGGCGTCAGCCCCGAGGTACGAGCCCCGGTTCTGCGTGCGGCCGAGCGCCTGCTGCTGCGACTGGTCGACGTTCGACAGGCCCGACTGGTACGCCTCGAGACCCTTCTGTCCCGCCTGCGCCAGCGCCGCCAGCGCCGCCTTCTTCTGCTCGTTGGTGGCTCCCTGGAGCCCATCCATGACACCCACGAAAGTCTCCTTAGATCAGGCCCGCAGCCTGGCGGTAGTAGTTCACCTGGTCGGCCCGCACCTGGGTGGGCGAGACGCCAGCGGCCATCATCTGCTGCACCGTGGCCGGGTCCCCGATGTGCTTGATGACACCACGATCGATCGTGTAGTACGCCCAGCCGTCGAAGTAGAGGCCACCGTTCGCCACGCTCCCATCGGCGTTCTGGGCGAGCGACAGTCCGCCCTTGTTCCCGGCGGCAGGCTGGGTGGCCGTGGGCTGCCCGAGCGCCGTCTGCTGGGCCTGCTGGATGCCGTCCTGGACGTACTGCTGGTAGGCGGCGTCCTGCCCCTTCTCGGCGAACTGCCGGCGGAGGTCAGCGAGCTGGTTCGACGTGTCGACCCCGATCTCGGTCAGCTGGCCGCTTGTCTGGAGATCCAGGTCGGCGAGACGCTGCTGCTCCTTCCGCATCTGCTCGGCCAGCATCCGCTCGTGCTCACCGGAGCGCAGAATTCCACGGCCCTCGGCGTCGTAGCTCGTGTCGCGCCGGGCGATCTCGCCCTCGTACTGGATCTGCGGACGCTGGTAGTCGGCCCGAGCCTGGATCTGCTCGCGCCGGAGGTTGGCGTTCGTGTTGATCGTGTCGGCGTTGAACTGGAAGCCACGGGCGACCGCCTGCCACGACGGGTCTGCGATCCCCTGGAAGGTCCACTCTCCAGCGCTGCCAGCCCCCGCCCCGCTGGTCGGTTGCGGTGCGCCCTCGGGGACGTTTGACACGCCACCCGACTGGCCGGTCCTTGTGACGCCGGCAGAGATCTGGTCGCCCGTCGAATACGGGGACGTGGAGAACACCGTGCGGGCCGTCGCCGTGGACGTGGGGGCTGTGCCGCGTCGGGCCACGGCGTTCGAGTAGGCGGCGACAACGGGGTCAGTCGAAGAGAGTGGCATCTAGAAGCTCCTTACGATGCGGGCGCCGTGCCCGCCGGGCCTCGGTCGTAGACGTTGACAACACCACGGGCGGTGAAGGTCCCGGTCCCGCCGATCCGCTGCACCTGGGCGCCGAAGGTGCGAGACCCCGAAACGGATGTCCACTCGCCAAGGACAACGATCGGCGGGAACCAGTTGCCAGCGGTGATAATCTGAGCGTTGTCGGTGCGGAGAGCGGACGTATCCACAAGGGTGCTGATGGCGAAGGTGTCGTTCGCCACCGAACCGGAAGGTCCGCCGCTCGAGCCGCCGGCCGTGTACTCGACAAAGATCCGACGGTTCGAGAGCATCGTCACCGAACTCGTCGTCCCGATGGTGAGGGCGGTGCCGGCCGATGTGGTGCCGGTGCAGGCCACTGAAGCGATCCTTCCCCACGGCAGATTCCACGGCGCCTGCCATCCGGTGGTCGCCCCGTAGTAGACCAACTCGTTCATCGTGTCGGTTTCGAGGATCCTCATGCCTCGGTACAGGTTCGTCGTCGGCCGAGTCGTGGAGGTGCACAGCGTCACGAGGCGGGGCTGGACACTGGACCCGAGGAAGCCTTCGATCTCGCGGTCCCGAAGCTCCTGATAGTCGTCGTCCTGGCGGCGGATGTACTGGAAGGAGGTGATGTCAGACAACGGGAGCCGCCTTCGACTCGACGTACACGACCACCCGAGAGATCGACACCCGCTTCAGATCGAACTTCAGGTAGAAGCCCGATCCGAACGACGAGTTGCCAAACCGCACCCGCTTGATGAACCGGGCGGGCGGACCGTTCGTGCTCGGCGACTGCACCTGCACCGTCTGCGACGAATCCTGAAAGCTGGCGTTGAACGAGTCGACATCGTTCGAGTTGTCGACCCCGATCACCTCGCAGTCGACCGTGAAAGAAGCGCCGCTCACCGTCTCGTCGTACGAAGTGCAGTGAACGTCGATCCCTCGCACTCGAGCAATCGTGCCGTCCGTCGTGTACCACGGGGCGAGCGCCAGGTTGCAGTTGAAGTTGAAGCCCGAGTTCGTAGCATCCAGGATCGCTGGGTTCACGGGCAGACCCGGATCGGCGAGCCAGTAGAAGAACTTGATGGCGTTCGTGCCGGCGTCACGAGTTGCCCACGCCACCACGCCACCGTCCATCACGGCCGCACGATCCCACGCCGTGTTCGGCGCTGGAATGAACTCGAGGTCGACGCTCGCTCCGCCGTAGGCGTTCCCGCTGGAGACCAAGAACTCGTGTCGCTCCTGGTAGCCGTCGGGCCGCACGAGCAGGAACTCGCCGGCCGAGGTGTCAGTGATACGCCCGCCCTGCGGGAAGAGGATCAGCGAATCCTTCACGGCGGCATGGAACAGCTCGTAGCTCTGCGAGAGGGCAACGCTGGTGCGGCCGTAGTTCGGGTGCTTCGTGGAGCGGATCTGCCCGCCCTTGAACCACGACACCTCGATGACGCCAGACGCGTTTGTGATCGGTGAGTTCTGCGAGGCGTTCACCAGGGACGGGAGTCGGGGCGACGGGTTCTCCGCCGACATCCAGCACACCGTGTCGTCGGCCAGCTTCGCCGCCCGCCACGGCTCCTGGTTCATCGACTTCGCCCCGGTTGCGGCATTCGGCGACCGGAGGTTGGGTGCCCCACTTGCGGCGATCTGGCGGACCGTCGTTGTGGAACCAAGCACGCCCTGTACGGCGTACAGGCTCGCCTCGGTCGCCACGTACAGCGTGTCGCCAGAGGTAAACACCCACTGGATGTCGGAGCCTTCGCCGAGGTCGATCTGGTTCAGCGCCGGCCACGACGTGTAGTCGCCCGCAGCAGAGAAGTAAATGACCCGGCCGTTGACGCCGATCATGCGATCGCCCTTCACAGCGATCATGCGGAAAGCGACCGGAGTCGTCACCGCGTTGCAGGCGTTGGACGAGTTCACGTAGTCAAGGCCGAGGCCGACACGGTTGATCCAGTAGCGGCCCAGACGCAGGTCGGTGTACAACTGCGCGGCGCTCGAACTGGTCCCGCCAGTGAGCGTGCCTGTACACGTCGTCACCGACGTGGCGTTCAGCGTCGTCTGGTAGTAGACGGTGGCGCCCACGATGTAGAACACCCGCCCGTCACGAGCGAAGTGGATGCTCGGTCGGGTCGTGCTCGTCGTCGGCAGACCAGTCGGGGCGAGCTGAACGATCGGGTTGCGCGGACCGATCGAACCGTCCGGGTAGACCTGGACGTTCAAGCCCTGCCACTGGTTCTTCGACACCTTCAGCGGGTTCGAGATGCCCCAGTCGCCACCGGAGAAGTCGTCAAAGACGACCGTCGGGTTCACCACGCGGCCCCAGGACGGATCCGCGGCGTACGCACCCCGCCCGTGCGGCGGAGGGCCTCACGCTTCATCTTGCCGATCAGGCGGTTGTAGGTGCGCTGGTACAGATCGATGCGGCGGGTGTCGTCCGAGCCACCCATGCGGCGCTGCCCGATCTTCAAGGCGGCGAGCTGCACGACGGCCTCGTGGTACACGGCCGGCAGCAGCGGCGTGTCACTATCCCCGGCCAGCGCCGTCTCGTTCGCCACGTACTTCACCGTCAGCGTCCCGCTCGCACTCGGCGTCGGGGACACGTAGATGTTCAGGCCGTCGGTCGAGTAGAAGTAGCCCTCGCCGAACTGGGCGGGGATGTCGTCGCCAACCTGCTGGAAGGTGACGAGATCACGGATGCTCGCCTCGTCGTACACGTTGGCGTTCGCGTCGAACACGACGGTGACCGTTCGCACGTCCGTCGGCAGGGCGTACGAGGCGGTGCCGTTGACGAGACTGACGGTCGTCGTCTTCTCCAGCCACGGCCAGCGGTCCTCGAGCGAGAGCTCGTTGAGGGCGAAGTTGATCCACTCGGTCTGAGCGGTCGTGTCAGCCGAGGTGCCGGTCAGCCGGTCGAGAGCGGTGCGGAACTGGCCGAGATTCAATCGTCATCGTCCATCGGCTTCAGTCCGGACGGGATGCCCCCGCCCTGCTCGTCGGCCTTCAGCACGCCTTCGGTCGTCGCCCGCCGCACCCAATCCTGGTAGGCGGAAACGCAGCGAGCAGCGTTGTCGGCGTCGTTCATGCTCCGGTAGGCGAGCGACGCGGCGTACTCCACGACAGCGGGGCTCCAGCGGTCAGGGACCAGAGGGGTGTCGCCGTCCGCCACGAGCGCCACCTCGCGCTTCAGGTAGCGGTGCGTGAAGCTGTAGCTCGCATCAGCCTTCGGGCGGATGAGCAGCTGGCCGGCCCAGAACCCGTAGAACACGGGAGGACCGGAAGCGTTCACCAGCTTGTCCAGGAAGGCGATCGGCTTCAGCTCGAGCGGATCGCCGCCGGGGATCGTCAGCGCCACCGTGCGGCCGTAGTTCGTGGAGCTGGGCGTCAGGGTGGCGTTCGTGACCACGGCGCTGAGGGTCTCGGTGGCTTCCTGCCACTGCCAGATGCCTTCGCCCTCGAGCTGGTTGAGGGCCTCGTTGATGAAGGCGTTCACCTTCGTGGACGTGAGAAGACCGTCCGTGGTGGGGATGCCCATCTTCGTGTAGACGCTCGTCCGGAGCGTAGCGAGTGTCGCCACTTCAGACCCTTCCTAACCTATAACAGTGTACCAGAGATGCTATGACGTGGACTGCGGCACCCTGGTCAAAGGACGATTGCGCCGTCTCGGCGAACTCTCCATGTGGTTCGACGTGGAAGGCGTGAAACCGGGGCCGAAGAAGCCGGCGTACTGGTCCGCTTGGGTTGCCCCGATCGTCCCAGTGATCGTCTCGGAACCTGTCGCTGCCATTGTCTGATTGGCCAGAACGGCGGCGAGCGTGCCGGAGATAGTCTCGGTACCGGACGAGGCCATAGTTTGCGCCGCCTGCGTGGCGGTCATCGTCCCGGTGATCGTCACCGTGCCAGCGAAAGAAGCCGTCTGGGCGTCCTGGGCCGCTGTGACCGTGCCGGTTACGCTCCCGCCACCAGCGAAGTTGCCCGTCTGGGCGTCCTGCGTTGCAGCCACAGCGCCCGAGATCGTCTCCGTCCCCGAGGCGCTCATCGTTTGGTTCGCTTGGCTGGCAGTCATCGAGCCGGAGATGGTGACGGCCCCACTGATGCCCGAGGTCTGGTCGGCCTGGGTAGCCGCCATCGTCCCGTTCACCGAGTTGCCGGACGTGCCCGTGAACGCCGGGGTCTGATCCGCCTGCGTGACTGCGACGGTGCCGCTGATTGTCTCGGTGCCGCTGGCGCTCATCGTCTGCGCCGCCTGCGACACAGCGATCGTGCCGACGACCCCGCCAAAACCGCTGGCGCTCATCGTCTGGTCAGCCTGGGCGGAGGCCATCGTGCCGCTGATCGTGACCGTGCCCGTCATGGCTGAGGTCTGGTCGGCTTGCGTGACGGCGATCGTGCCGTTCGTGGCGTTCACGGACGTGCCGCTGGCGCTCATCGTCTGATCGGCCTGCGTGACTGCGACGGTGCCGCTGATTGTCTCGGTGCCAGTGAAGACCGAGGTATGCGCCGCCTGCGACACAGCGATCGTGCCAGAGATCGTCTCCGTCCCCGAGGCCGCCATAGTTTGCGCCGCCTGCGTGACGGCGATCGTGCCCGAGATCGTGACGGTCCCCGTGAAGGCTGCCGTCTGATCCGCCTGCGTAGCCGCCAGCGTGTCCGTGGCCGAGGCACCAAGGCGATCTACGACGTAGCCCTGCCCGGCGCGACCGACCGTCGCTGCCGTGCTGGCACCGCCATCGAGCACACTAGACCACGCCACGAACGAAGCGGTCTGGGCGCCAGCGAACCGAATGAGGCTCGTCCAGTTGTCGACATCCGTGTCCAGCGCCGGGTTCGTGACCGAACCCGCAAAGCTCGCCGTTTGATCGGCCTGCGTGACCGCGATGGTGCCAGCAGGCGACACCGTGCCCGTGAAGGCCGCCGTCTGAGCGTCCTGGGTAACAGCGATGGTGCCGGTCGGCGAGGACGATGCCTCGGCGATCTCGACAATGAGACCGATAGCCCGCGAGCCAGACGTTAGGCCCCAGGTGTTGTTCTGAGCCGGAGCAGCAAGGTCGTAGGCGTTCTCGGCGTTGGCGCCCCAGCCGGACTCCGTGCGCTCCGCCACCTCGGTCCACCCAGTCGGTGGCGTCAGCGTGTTGGAACCGTTGACGATAACGGCGCCGATCGCCATTGACGTCGAGGCCGGGGCGGAGTTGAAGTTGATGGCGAGGTTGCCACCGCCACCCGAAACGGTCCCTTCCTTCGCTTGGAGAATTGGCGAGGTCGGGTCCTGCCCGGTCACCTTGTAGAAGCCGACCGTCGTCCAGTGGTCGGCGGATCCAGCGGTGCGCGACCACGTAAGCGTGCCCGTGAATCCCGTCGTGACCTTGGCGACGGTGACGCCGGCTCGAACGTTGTAGCCACCCGAGTCGAGCGTCCACGTGCTCGAGTTGTTCGCGACCGTGCCTAGAGCGCCGCCACTTGAAGTGAGCGACGAGTAGTCCCAAGCGCTTCCCGAGTTGGACGAAATCTGCCAGCAGCAGACAACAAGGTCATCCACCGCCCATGTGGCGGACGCGCTCGTTACGGCCGCGCTGGAGTTGGTGCCACCAGCTGCGGCCTGCTCAATGTTGGTCCCGATTTGGGTGATCGCGAGTGCCACGGCTGAGAGACCTGGTCGGCTACCAGAACACGATCACTGCGCGGCCGTCGCCACCCCTGCCGCCCGCACCCGAGTCGCCCGTCGAGTCGACCGACGCACCGCCGCCACCACCACCGCCACCGCGCCAGCCGTCGCCACCCCTGCCGCCCGCACCCGTCAGGTTGGAACCGCCGCCGGGGGCTCCGAACGCGGAGAAGGGCCTCAGAGCTTCGCTGAACTGGGACATGTACGTCGCGATGCTGATGCCTGCCCCGCCGCCAGCGGCGCCAGCAGGAACCGCCGAGCTGCCGGAGGGGATGAACCCCGTGTAAAGGTTCGTGATGCCCGTGTTGCCCGTGCCGCCGGCCGACTGGGCGTTGGCGGAAGTGATGCCACCCCCCGACGAACCGGACTGGGACACCCACCAGCCAGACGCGGCGGCGGTGGCGGAAGGGGCGACGCCGACGAGACCAGTCGTTGAAGCCGAGCCCCCGGCAACCGACGAGAACATGCCGTTAGCAACGGCCCCCCCGGTACCCAGGGCGTTGGTGCCGCCCACTCCTCCAGCGCCGCCTGCGGCGTTCAGCGTGGCTCGCGTCGCCGAGGCGGGCCACGCTGACGCCCAGATCGAGGTGGCAACTCCGGCTGACCCGGCGTTGCCGTTGGTCGAGTTCGTCGCCTGCGAGGCCCCACCAGCCCCGCCAGCTCCGACGCTGACCACGAACGTCCCAGGCAGCTGGAAGGCCGGGACGACGATCCAGAAGGACGCGCCAGAAGACCCGCCGCCGCCGCCGCAACGCACCGACGCAGCGGCTCCCTTGCGCCCCGACCCGCCGCCGCCGCCGCTGCCGCAGGCGTAGATGAAGGCAAACGTCGCGTCGGCCGGGACCTCCACGACGTACTCGCCCGCAGCGTCAAGGTCGTAGTACGCCCGGACACCTGGCGGGCCAAGGCTGGGATACCCAAGCAGGCCGTTGAACATCAGAGATCGGCAGCCTGCGCCCGGACATAGAACGTCTCGGCGTTGTTGGTCGACACGTACAGGATGTCGTTCGCATCAGCGAGGATCATCGGCGTCTGGTAGGCCGCGTCAGGGAACTGGCCGTTCCAAGCGGCGACCGTCGTGGACGGCGTGACGGCCGGAACGAGTAGCTCTCGGATCAGTCGCTTCGTCGTGCCGCCGTCGTTCGATCCGAACAGGCGGATCACTCCGGCCGTGGTCGTGCCGCCAGCCTGGACGGTGATGCGGAACACGAGCGTGCCCGTGGCGGCAGCGGCGATGAGAGTGCCCATCGTGCCGGTGCCGTCCCGGTTCGTGTTTGCCGTCGAAATCGTGACCGCCTCGCGACGGGGGGTGTCGGCAAATGAGGGGATCGCAGCCATCAGGTACCTGCCGTTGAATTAAGCTCACCGAGAAGAAGGCGGATCACGCCGTTCATCTGCCGCGTGAGGGCGCGGGTCTGGGCGAGCACCTGGGCGTTCGACGGGGAGGCCAGACCGAGGAACGTCTGGTTTGTCGTCAGCGCCGACCGAGCAGCCGTCTGGATCGTGCGGGTCGACTGATCGGCCGTGTCCGCAGCGAAGATCACGTCAGACGCCCAATCCCCCGGGGCGAGCGAGCCGTCGTCGTAAAACGGATCCGACCAGCGGTTCAGGGTGTCGCTATAGAGCGCGACACAAGGGCCGTTCACGTTCGGAGCCGCCAGCCAGTTCGGCTTCACGGAAGCCCCGAGCGCCGTGGCTCGAGCGGGGGCCATGCCCCCGAGGGCGAAGGCCGTGACCGTCATCGGATCAGGCGTTGCCGGCCGTGATCGTGGCCGAGCTGATCGCCACCGTGGCGCCCGTCACGATGCTCGTGGTCGACAGGTTCAGGTCCGCACCCGAGGTGCCAACGCTGCCGTCGATGACCGTAGCGGCGCCCGAGGTGAGGATGCGGAACCAGGTCGCCGTGGCGGTAGCGACCGCCGTGCCCGACGTGATCGAGTTCAGCGTCAGCACGCCACCCGACGCCGCCGGGGCGAACGTCGAGTTCAGCGTCAGCGTCACCAGCAGCGTGGTGGCCGTGCCGCCCGTGGAGGGGCGGGTGCCGTCGTAGATGCGGAGCAGACCCGAGGCGCCAACGGCCGTCGTGATCGCATCCAGCTGCGCGTTACGCAGCGAAGTCACATAACCAAGAGCCATGAATTCCTCAGTTCGCCTGCATCTCGAACACGATTACGGAAGGAGTGCCGGAAGCGGCGATCCCATAGAGGGTGTCGGACGGTCCGAGAACGAACGAGGCCGACTGTCCGAAGGCGAGCTTGAAACCGTTCGCCGCCGAAAGGGTGTAGGAAGCGCCGCCCTTCGTGTCGGCACCAGGGCCACCACGAGTTTCGCCGCCGATGAACACGTTGATCGCGGCGTCATTATTCTGAATGACGACCGTCTTGGGGTTGGCGGCACTCACGTACTGCGCCGAAGCCAGTTGGATCGGCGTCGAAGCGTTGAGAGCCACCGAGGTGGTGCGAATCAATCCAGGACTCCCTGAGCTGAATAACCGAAGGTCACCGTGTTGCCGGGATCTTCAGCAGCATGAACCGTGAATGACGTGGAGCCGGGGACGACATACAGGCCGCAGCTAGCCGCCGCCTTCGACATGGGCGTCAAATGGACAACAGGGGAGCCCGACAGGGATGCGAAGAACGAAACGTGCGCTAGAGCCCCGGCGCTCTTCGGCTCCACCGTGACGACACCCGCCGCATCGACGCAACGCCCGACAGGCATCGCTCGAGTGGCAGCGTCACCAGCCGTCACCGTCGCACTGGGACCGCCAACGGCACGGGAGCTAGTCGCCTCCGTGGACCAGACAGCTGCGCTCACTTCTTGAACCCATCCACCTGCGTGATGCGGTGAGTGCCACCATCAAGGTGGCCGGTGTCCTTGCGGAGAGCCCACTGGGCCTTGTCCGCCAGATCATCGAACCGCTCCTTCGCAGCTGCGGCCCGACGTGCTTCCTGCTGCATGACTTCGCGCTCGAACCGCTCCCGCATGTTCTGCGTCCGGGTGTCCCGCTCCGCAAGAGCCCGCAGGAGGGACTCATCGAACCGGGGCCAACGGAGGCACACGTACGGGTCGCCGTTCGGGTAGCGCCCCCACACCTCAAACATCGTCTGCCCGCCCTTGACGGGGCGACCGTTGCGGTCACCTTCGACCGACATGCGGATCTCGAGGGTGTCATCGCCGAGCCAGCCGAGCGTGGCATCGCCATGGTGGAGACGCCGGCCGATGTCCGTGAACTCGGCCGTGAACTCCGTGTTGTACCAGTACGAGCCCAGCTTGATCTTGCGGACTTCGTTGAGAGTGGAGGTAGTCATGAGAACCGTGAAGGGGGCCGGGCCGTCGCCAACCCGGCCCCCCGCTTCATCAAGCCTCGGTGATGCCCTTGGCGACGAAGTTGGCGTTGCGCTGCGTGCAGACCATCTCGGAGAACTTCTCCATGAAGGCTTCGTACGCAGGGGTGTTGGCGACACGGCTCAGGACCGCGCCGTCAGCGTCAGCCCAGTCCCAGTCCTGGAGGAGGAACTGCTTGAAGGCGCCGGTCGACAGGCCGTACAGGTAGCCGTCCTGCACGTCGCGGCAGGGGACCATCGAGACGTGGAACGAGCCACGACCCGCAGCCACCACGCTGTCCAGCGACACGCCCGACCAGCCGCCCTTGAGCGACACGTTGTCGAGCACCCGCTTCTGCGAGGTGAGCAGGTTGCCGATCGCCCGGATCACGCCGTACGAGCCGACGATCAGGTCCGGGGTCATGCCCGAAGCGATCTCCGTCTCGTTGACGTACTTGACGAGCAGCGCCTCGGTGATCGAACCGACAGTGGCGTACACCTGCGACTTCCACACGTCGACCGTGGCCGGGTTGATCGTGTGCAGCACGGCCGTGTCATCGACGTGGGTCTGGAGGCCGGTCAGCTCGAACTGGCCGTCGGCGTAGGTGCCCGAGTTGGTCGAAGCGCCACCCGAGCCGGAGGCGAACACGAAGTTCGCGGCCGACGTGGTGACGGCAGCACCCGAGATCACGATCGTCTTGGCCGTGAAGTTGACCGAGGTCACCGTGCGGGCCGAAGCGACCGAGGTGGGCGTGGCGAGCGTGCCGATGTCGACCAGGCCACGATCCTTGATCCAGCGGAGCTGGGCGGTCGTGGTGGCGGCAGCCAGGGTCACCGTGGTGCTGGCCGTGGTCGTGCCGCAGGTGGCGAGACGACCGTTCGACTCACCCCAGGTCTGGCGGCACTCGTCGCGAGCGGCATCGTTCGTGATGCCCTTCATCTCGCTGTCGAGAGCCCGGATGAACGAACCCCGGTCCTTCGACGCAGCGGCGATCACGGCGGTCGACAGCTGGATGCGAGCCCGGTTGTACCGGATCGGCCCCAGGATGTCCTGGTAGCTCTGCTGGCCAGCGGTCGGCAGCGTGGTCGACTCGCCGCCGGCACCAACGCCGGTCGAACGGCCGGTGTGGATGGGCTGGATGAACCGACGGCCAACGAAGTTCTCGGTGTCCTTGTCGACCTGGGCAGCGAACATGTTCTGGTTGTTCAGCTGCTCCACGACCGGGCCGTGGTAGTCCTCCTTGAGGACGGCATCGAACGTAGAAAGCGATGCAGGCATGACTGCGTTACCCCTTGAGGGTTATGAGCGTTGAGAGTGGCGAACTACTTGCCGATGTCAGCCATGATTCGCTTGAGGGCTCGTTGCCCAGCGTCCTCGAATGACTGCGGCTTTGCCTGTCCCACCGGCTCCGTCCCAACCTTGGGACTCGCCTTCGCACCCGCACCTGCGGTCTGCTTCTTCTTGGACAGCACCGCGACATTGACCGACTGGAGATCCTCCAGAACGACCGCTGCCGCCTTCTTCATCGCCTCGAGCACATCGTTAGATCCCTCCTGGGACATAACCTGGCTCGTGGCCTGAATCAGCATACCATAGAGGCGACTGTTCGTGTCGCCCCATGCGGCAATGCCGTGCTCCTCGGCCAATTCCTTGCCGAGATTGGCCATCTTGTTCAGGTTCTCCTGGACCTTGGCCTCTTCCTGCTTCTTGGCCTCCTTGCTCTCGTAGAGCTTGGTGGCCTTCTCCTCGATCATCCTCTCGATGTCTTCGGGAGTGAGATCCTTCTTGACCTCGGCGACCGTCTTGCCGGTCTCCTTGGCCTCTTCGCGGACGGCCTCGTTGACGGCAGCCTTCTCGGCAGGCGTCAGGTCGCTGATCGTGGAGTTGATCCACTCCTGAGCAGCCTTGATCTGGGCCGGGTCGCCGGAGCGGAGCGCCGAGTAGAAGGCGCCGATGGCCTTCACGTCATCGATCGGGGCGTCACCGAACGCCTCGGCGTAGGGCTTATAGGAGCCCATGCGCTGGCGGTAGTTCTTGTTCTCGTTGGCGAGCTTCTGGAGCTTCGACTTCGGGATGCTCAGGTTCTCGTCCGGGGGAGCGAGCAGCTCCTCGTACGCCGCCTCGGAATCGAAGCCGTCGTCGCCGCCAGCGTCAGCGGGGATGTCAACGGGGAAGTCGCTCACTTCAGCACCTCCGCAGGGGCGGGAAGAGCCGCCCGCACGGCAGCGTCCTTGCCCTCCAGCAGCTTCCGAAGGGCAACGGTCCTCTCGGGGCTGCGGGGGACGCGGTTCACCACCGCAGCCGCCGCGTCACCGAAGATCTTGGAGACATCCTGGAGATGGGCAGGAAGATGCGAGTACTCAAAGTACTGGAGGATCGGGTCGAGTTGCCGATCCGTGTATCCGAAGAGGTCGCTCACTGGGCCACCATCCCGGCGTCCTCGAGCTTCAGGTCCAGGGTGCCCGTGATGAGCGGCGGATCCACCGTGTACCAGTCGTCGGCGGCGATGTCCTCGGGGGTCAGATCGCCGGTCTCACGCGGGCCGGTGGCTCGAGCCACCTGGTAGCCGGCGTTGAGAACCTTGAGGGCTTCCTCAAACGTCACGCTTCAGTCTCCTGCCGACACCTGCCGGCGGTAACCAGACCTCGGATCCCCGGAGCCAACGGGAATGCGGTCGCACCTTAGCACAACCTATAACAGCGTTGTAGATCAGCTGAAGATCTCGTGGACCTTGCCACGGACCTTGCTCACCAGGTCGCCGTAGAACGGGACGACGAGCTTCGCCTTCTCGTTCACCCAGGCGAGAGCGAGCACGCCGAAACCGACGCCAGCGACACGGACGACGCCGGCCTGCTCCTTCACCTTGTCGACCGCAGCGAGGGCGGTGCCGACGGCAACGAGGAAGGCGGACTTGAGCTGCTTCATGAGTGTCTCCTTAGTAGGTGAACGTGACGGACTTCGGGGAGGGACCGGGCGAACCGGGGATGCCAGGGGCGCCAGGAATGCCGGGGTCGCCCTTGTCGCCCTTGTCGCCCTTCGGGCCAGCGGGGCCGGCAGCGGTGGCGATGACCCGAGCGAACGGCCAGCTGCCGGGAGGCGTCGGGCCGAGGCAGGTGAGGTTCGGGATGGCGGCGGACGTGACAACCTCCGCCTCACCGAGGAACGGGACATAGGCGGCGTAGACCTGCGGGCTCACCCACTCGACCCACTTGTACAGCCCCATCTGGAACTGCTCGGCCATGAAGATGGCGCCCGACGAATCGCCGTCGAACCGGATGAACCTCAGCACAGAATCTCCCGAAGGTGGAGGTGTCGTGGACTCTTTGTAGACAGGGAGGCCGTAGCCGACGATGGTCGACTTGGGCCGGGCCGGGGCCTGCTGGCCGGGACCAAACGTCCACACGCCACCACCGTCCGAAACGAGACCAGCGGGCGACGTGTTCCATTCGACCGTGATCGGCGTGCCATCCTCGGCAACATCAATCACCAGGCCAACGTGGTCCGCTCGGAACGACGAGCCGGGCCAGCGGTAATAGATTAGCGCCCCGCGCTGAGGCTTCGTCGTCCACGCCCCTGCCGCCTGCCATCCGAGCACGTCGCTCGGGGTGTAGAAGTTCCAGATGTCGACGCCGTTCACGACGAGACAGCCGCGAGGATCCACTGGGGCGCCGCCAACAAGGAGAGCCCACAGGGTGCCCGAGCCGCAGTAGGAGGTTCCCGACCGCTTGCTCCGAGCGCCACTGGCCAGCGGCACGCCGTCCGGGAACACGCTGTCCAGGAAGCGGGTGCATTCCGTCGAGTTCGATCCCGGAGGTGTCTCGAGCTGACCGACGACCGAGAGCGCGGCAGCGATCACGTCGTCAACAGTCCCAGCCATGAGTGCTCTGCTTTCCCTGTCCGTCTCGGCGATGAATCGCTTGTAAGCGCCGTTCGCGTACGTCGACCACGGCTTCAAGTAGGTGCCGGCGGCAGACTCGATGTGCATGGCCTTGGCGTTCGTCCACGGATCGAACAGCTGCTCGTTCGTCTTGATCCCGTAGCGGGCGCGACGCACCGGGCCGAGAGAGCCGATCATGTTGATCTGCCACAGGCCGTAGCTCTCGTCCGGCGGTACCGGGTTCTTGGCCCGAGGGTCGCCGCCGGATTCAGCGAGAGCACAGGCTGCCATGACGGCCACCCGCTCCCTCGGCACCCCCGCCCTATACGCCAATCCGCAGATCGTGCGTGGCGTAAGGATCATCCGATCGGGCCGGGGGGAGCGGGCAGCGGGCCGTTCTCAGGCGGAGGCGGGGCCTGCGGGATCGCCTGACCGAAACCGTTCGGATTCGGCTGCGGGGCGCCCATCCCGGGGGCCTGCTGCTCGGCGTTGTCGGGCGGGACCATCGAGCCCTTCGGCTCGTTGTCCTGCGGCACCTGCTCCATGCCCGGAGCTGAATGTGCCAGATCTGCCTGATTTGCCAGCTCCTCCGCCGCCATCTGCATGTGGGCGAGAATGTGCTGATCCATCACCTTGCGGACCTCGGGCTCGGCGTACATGTAGGCCGGGCTCTTCCGCCAGCGGTTGTGCTCGGCGATGTGCTTCGCGTGGTCATCGAAGTTCTCGGGGAGAACCACCTCGCCGGTCGAGATCAGGTGGTGCTCAAGCTCCGCCTTCGCCGCGTCGGCGTCGATCATGTTGATGAGGTTGTCGGCGTCCGGGAGATCCAGCATCCGCGACATGAGCCGGGCATCCTGGAAGGCGGGGAGCGTCGGGAACTGTTGCGCCAACTGCGACACCCACGCCTGCTGAGCGGCACGGCTGTACGGCATCACCGCGTCGAGCGGAACGTGGGCTGTCGTCTGGCCGCGAAGCATCTGGCCGTTCCAGTAGCGCGACAGGGGCGGGGCGCCGGGGGCGGTCTGGACGACCGACTTGCGCTGCTCCGTCACGTTCGCTTCCCACAGCTTCAGCACCAGCGAACCGATGTGCGACCAGCCGGCCGACTCGTCCTGGGCGATCAGACCGAGCGGCGTCTCGTCCTTCTCGGCGAGCACCGTCAGAGCGAGACCCGAGTTGCGGTCGCCGGGCGCCTGGCCGCGCGAGATCGCATGGACGTACATGTTGTCGTCCAGATCGTTCTTCAGGCGGTCGACGTGATCGAACATCCACGCCGGCACGTTCGCGGGCTGGATGTACATGGGCGGACCGCTCGAGGTGCCGTCGTAGTACAGGATCTCGCCGGGCGTGTCGGTCAGCTCGTCGGCCGAGATACCGGCCGTGTCCGGGATCGCAAGTCGCGGATTGCCCGCAAACTTCATCGTCTCGATCATGAGGCTGTAGCCGGCGTTGATCTGCGTCTGGAGCGGGCGGGCCTGGTTCAGGTACGTGGTGCCCGGCCACTTCTTCGGCATCGCCATCTGGCGGAACACGTAGATCGGGAGACCGTCAATCGTCTCCGGGAACGGCCACGGGTTGTCGATCACCGTCTCGCCGTTGACGACCACGAGGTGGCGCCCTTCGCTCTCCGAGGACGGGCGCTCGTAGTAGGTGTAGACGAGGCACAGCTTGGCGTTCGCCAGACCGGTGCGCTTCGACGTGAGCTTCCGCTGGAGCGGCCCGACACCCTGGTTCGCGTCAGGCTTCGGCATGAAGCCGAGCTGGTACAGCTCCTTCGCCTGGGCCGGCGTCATCGCCTTGCAGACGATCATGTACCGGCTGTCGTGCCAATCCATCGTGCCGGGCTCGAGCGTGAACTCGGTGATCGACAGCGGCGTCAGCTGGGGATTGCCGGCGAGGATCACCTCACCCGTCTCTGGGTCCACGCCGATCGGGTCACCGAGCGTCGGGTTCCATTCGACAAGGACGGCGGACGTGCCGCTGAAATCCTTGTTCATCATGTTGACCCGGCGGATCGACTCCCAGTCCCCGGCCAGCCTCTCGGCCTCGAGCAGGTGAGCGCCGAGCCGGGCGGCGTGCACGGTGGCGTCGTCAGCCGCCTGCGCCGGCACCTCGAACACGAGCTTGCGCTTCATGAGGCGGGCGTGGTTCGTGATGAGGTTCGGCTGGATCTTGTTGACGACAGCCTTGACCCGGCCCTCACCGCCCTGCGGGTGCCATTCGGCGACCTCGTTGTTCGGGGACCAGAACACCCACTGGTCACCCTCGAAGAACGCAGAGTTCAGCCAGTAGTCGCGGCGCTCCTCCATGAGCACCGTGTCCGCCTGCTTCCACTTGTCCGTCACCCAAGAAGCAGCCCGCTCCCCCTCGGGGGCAAGGCTGCTGTCGTCGGTCGGCTGGGTGGAACGGTCAGGTGTCAACCAAGGCCCTCAGGGTTCTCCGGCATCTCGTCAGGGTCGTAACCGAGGGCGGCGGCGGTGCGACGGATCTGGTCCTTGAAGGTCTCCAGATCAGCGACACGGGCAGCCTGCCGAGGGGTGAGACCGTCGGGCTGGTGGGCGATGCGCTGGAGCTGCGCCACTTCGGCGTGGCTCTTCGACACGGCGCTGTGGAGGAGAAGCGTCTCGCGGTCGGCGGCAAGGTTCGCCTGGATGGTCACCAGGTCCGAGTTCCGCTGGGCGAGGTACCCGAGCCCGATGAGCTGCGCGAGGACGATGATGCAGAGGATGACGAGAGCGGCGATCACTTCGCGGCCACCTTCGCCTTGACCGGGCCGGCCTTCTTCAGGGCCTCACCCGTGTCGGGCTCCCGGCGGTAGACGTTGGCGATGACCTGCTTCAGGTTCTCCACGTCCAGCTCGGCAGCAGTCCGCTTCTGACGCTCCGTCTCGAGCTGCGCTTTCAGGTCGGCGATCTCCGCCTCGGCCTCCGCGACCTGGGCGTCCGTCCACATGCCGAACAGCCGGCCCATCGTCTCGACGGTCGGCTTCACGAAGTAGATAGGGCCGTAGGGGGTATCGGGCTCCACCCAGCGGTCCAGGACGATGGCCGGGTGAGGGTCGCCCACCTTGGCTCCCATCATCCAGTCCTGGTCCGGGTGGCCGTAGAGGATGCCCTTCTCGACTACCTGCATGATTGCTCCAGATTGTAGCACATCTCGGCTTGACGCAGCCCCCGAGATGCACTATAGTCCATTACGTCAGCGCCGTAGCTCAAGTTGGCAGAGCACTCGACGGAGAGGCTGCGGGTTCGAGTCCCGTCGGCGCACAGATGTAGACGACAAACATTGGGTCGACAAAGCCCCCCACCCCTATCCCGGGGGGACAAATCGATCACCAAGATTCCCGCAGGGCGACACTCGATCCTGGTCCGGGTGAGGGAAGCGGGCAACGCTAGCGCTGGTGACCCCGCCGTCTACATTTCAATCCGAGAAGAAGCACACCCAGGCCAGCCAGATGACCAGGGGAATCCACAGCAGGTCGTAGGCGGTGAGGACGGCGAGCATGGACATCACTGTATCCGGGGCCGTGACCACGCCCGACCAGATCGCCCAGGCGCGGCGGGCGCTAGCTGAGATGAGCGAGACCGGGCGCTGCGTCCACCCTGGCCACACTTGGGGTGGCGACGCCGAGCTGTGCCAATGCGGCGCCAAAGCTCGCATCTCGTGGGGCGACACCTGCGGCGAGTTCCCCGAGCGCCGACAAGCTAGCGACGAGATCCGAGAGTCCCAGGACTACAACTGGTCGGCTTCCTACGCTACCAACGGGCGCCGAGCGTCTCGTGGCCCTGCTTCCCCCGAGCCTTGATGATCGAGTCCATCCGGGCCGACATCGACCGGGGATCCCGCTCCTTCTTCCGACCTCGAGCTGCCCGGTTGCGGGCAGCCAACCCGTAGCGAAGCGCGTCACAGTTGCTCACCAGCACGCCGTTCGCCAGGAACTCGTGACACCCGTCAACCCTGAGGTTGTAGACCGGCACTCTTGGCCCGGCGGAGATCGACCGCACACGAGCGGGAACAAGTAGCGGACTTCGCGTAGCGGTTGACAACGAAAGGTGTCCCGCACTGAGCGCAGATCCGCTCAACGTCATCGATCCCGGAGTCCCTTCGCCAAGCAGACTTGCAGGCGTTGGAACAGAACCTTCCGGCCATACGGCCAAACGTGGAGAAGCCGGCGCCACACTGGTCGCAGGAGCGCTGGCTATCACGCTCTCGCCCGTCCCACATGCGCTTCCCGTTCTCGCTGTGCCATGCAAGCCCCTCTGGGCTGCGATGCCACTCAGCCGCCGCAGCGTACGCTTGAGGCGAAAGAGGAGCAGACGGCTTGAGCTGGCCGTGGTGCTCCAGGTGTTCCTTGGCGCTGAGCAGCTCGAGGTTCGCCAAGGCGTTGTTGCCACGGTCGTGGTCGAGATGGTGGACGTGGAAGCCCTTCGGGATCGGCCCGTTGGCGTCCGACCAGACCTTGCGGTGGAGGCGAACTCCGTCGCGCTGGTAGTAGCTGCCGCAGAGGTAGTACGAGACGCCCCCGTAGAGCTGGGTCGTGGCGTTGATGACGACGGGATCCATGCGTGGAACATATCGCAAAGTGTCGCATCCTCCACCTGGAGGTCGCCGAGCCTCCGGAGACCGCTGGGCGTCCATACCGGATGGTCGGCGGTGCCCACCAGCGTTTCCCCGTGCGACATTTCCACCGCCAGCGTCTCCGCCATAGCGGCCGTCATCTCGGCATGAGTGACGGGACGCCAGCCCTCTCGAGTCCAGACCAGATCACCTGGCCTCACGTTCTCGATCGGCACCAGGCAAGCGGCCGTCGAGACCATCGTCCCCGCCGCAAGGCACAGGTGATCTGGGAGAGTCGTGTCAAGATCCTCGGGGTTGTGGTCGTCCCGGACGGCGCTCGTCATCTCCTTCACCAGGTTCGGGCAGGTCGAGAAGATGAACAACCTCGGGTGATCGTTCCCTCGCAGGTAGTCCTTGACGCGGTTCCACCCGTCGACTCGAGCGTTCATCGCCTTCTGGACAACGAGCCCGCCAGCTGCGTACATCTGGGCGATCGACATGCCGGCGCCCGTCTTGTTGAAGACAGACGGGTCCGCCACTGTGCGATCGAAGTTCTCGGGGCGCCCGGCGTCCTTGCCGTACATTTCGCGCACTTCGGGGTAGACGGATCTCGCAACGATGAGCTTCGCCTGCTCCGTCGCCGTCAGGTTCGTCTCGTACAGCTCTCGGTAGACGTAGCAGTTGCCGTCGTGGTCGAACGCCATCCAGACGCAAGCGAAGGGCTTCGACACGCCGAAGTCGATGCCTCGCACTCGAGGCCAAGACTTGGGGATGTTGAAAGGCTCAACAATGTGCTTCTCGCGGTCGAACTCCTCGAAGTAAGCGCCTTCGAAGGCGTCCCAATCGCCGTGAAGGTAGAGCCGCTGCTGGTGCTCGGGGAGCGAGGCGAGCGATGCCACGTAGCCGGGGTCGATGTACTTGTTGTCCGTGACCCGAGCCGGCATGAACCCGATCTTGCGGGTGAAGTCCTTGCCGTTGACGCTGATGTCCAGCTCGGCAATCTTCTCGCCGTAGTTGGTCGAGTAGACGAAGCGTTCACGCACCCACGCGTGGCCGGCCAAACCAGGGTTGGTCGCGCTGATGATGTGGGGTCGCACGCCCTGGGCGAGCTTCTTCGTCGTGGTTCGGCACCGAGAGGCGATCATCTGGTACTGCATGAGGGTCATCTCGGTCAGCTCTTCAAACGCCACGATGTCCGCCTCGGCCGAGAGGTAGTGCCGGTAGTCCTCTTCGGCGTCGCAGAAACCGAACTCGATCTCGGAGCCGTTCTTAAACTTCCAACGCTTCTCGGAAGGCATGTACTTGCAGACCCTCGGGTCGAATCGAAGGAGAGACCGCTCGATCAGAGATCGCCTCAGCTGAGGGAAGGTGCGCCGGATCATGAGCACCCGCAGGCCGGGGAACTTGAGGCACTGGTGGTAGCAATGCCAGAGAAGCCATTCCGTCTTTCCCGGTCCGGCTGACCCGCCAAACATGATTTCGTCTACCTGTGTTGCCAGGTCCTCCGCAGCCTGCTGATGGGGCTGGAGCCGCCATTCCTTGGCGTTCTCGTTCAGCAGGAGCAGATACGCAGCAAGCTCCTCTTCGGTCATCTCATCGATGACTTCGGAGGGGAGGATCAGGTCCGGATCGATCGAGTCGAAGTCCGGGAAGTCGGAGGCGTCAGTCAAAGCTCTCCTGGGCGAGCCAGTGGTACCACGGCCGCCCGTCATCCTTCGCTTCCGCCGGCGCCGGCGGGTCGTCGTAGAGGCCGAGGCGCTCCGACTCGCGGACCAGGTCGGTCAGCCAGTAGTCGGCATCCTGCTCCCGTGGCGTCATTTCCTCGAGCTTGCGGAAGGGGCTCACTCGGCGCCCTTCTCCGTGCGAGCCTTGGCTTCCTCGAGCCACTTCTTCATCTGCTCCTTCGACGCCGGAGCCGAGATTGACGTGGGCAGACCGTCAGCCACGCGGCCGATGTCGAAGGCGAGCTTGGCGATCTTCGCGGCCTGCTCGGCGTTCGGGATCTCCCACTCGTCGGTGAGGATCCGCATGAGCATCTTGATCGCAGCGGCGTTCGCCATCTTCGCGATCTCGGTGCGGGCCGGGAGCCCACCCACCTCAGCGTTGGCGACTTCGCCGAGGTAGAGGGCGTACATCGCCCTAGCTTCCTTCTCTTCCGCCGTGATCCTCTTCGCCACTATCCCATCCGATCCACGTCTTGCACAGCAGGCACCAGTCGTTCACGACCAGATGCTCGGGGTGGAAGCATTGTACCCTAAAGCGCCGAAGTGCAGCCTGCTCCAAAGCGGCGGTGCACCATTCGGACTGGGTGACGCCGGCCTCTCGGGCTTGGCGGACGATCTTCTCTTTGACGTGGCGGGGAACCTTGAGGGCGAGCGGAACGAGCTGGTCCGGGTCCTTCGGGTGGAAGGCGAACTCGTTGCGCCTATTGCCCACGCCTCAGTACTTCTTCCCGCCGTGCTTGTGCCCGCGGGTCTCGTTGTAGGCCATCTTCGTGACGACAGCCGCACCCAGGTCGAACCCGAGGCGCTCGGCCAGGTGGAGGATCCGCACGAAGGCGTCAGCCAGCTCCTCCTGCACGCCGGTCAGCTCGGGGCAGTGGTCGGACCGGAGATCCTCGCGGTCCGCCTCGAGGGCTTCGGACAGCTCGCTGTGGATCAGGGCGATCGACTCCCCGAAGTTGAAGGGTCCCTCGTGAAAGCCTTTCTCCTCCATCAGGTTGTAGATGCCCCGCTGGACGTGGTGCAGGTTCACCAGCGAGATTCCCGCGTCGTACGTCATCCACATTCCCATCAGTACTCCCCGTTCATGTCGGTATCGATGTCTACGCCGCAGTCGCACGAATGCGTCACCCACGACTCGTCAGGGTTCTCTTCGTTGAACCACACGGTGTGCTCGCAGCAGAAATGCTCGCCGTGGTGCCCCCACTCCAGGAAGCAGGTCTTGCTGTCAGGATCGATCGGGGCCAGCTTCACGCCGCCTTCTTCCGTTCGATCTTCCATCCGGCTTCCTTCATGATCCGCTCCTCACGCTCCCGCTCCTGCTCGAGCGTCTTCCGCTCCGCCGCCGTCATACGAGCGTCTCCATCATCGACTTGAACGTCTCAAGGTCCATCACCACGTAGGCGTCCTTGATGTTCTTCTTGGGTCGCTTCACGACCGCCACGCCCCACATCGAGTCCGCAGCCACAGACTGCTCCTTCGCCGCGTCCACCCAGCCGGCCAGATCGAACGCCTTCTGCGCCTTCGCTTGGAGCGTCACAATGAAGCAGTCGGAGCCGACGACATACTCCACGTCGCCCTTGTCGATCGAGCCGTGGGGCGGCAGCCGGCGAGCAGAGCCCTGGCCGAGCGGGTGCTTCGGCTCGTTCAGGTAGTTGACGATGGCGGTCTCGAAGGCCGTGCCCTTCGCCTTCGCCTTGTTCGCCATCAGGAGGCTCCACCGAAAAGCTTGGCGAACTCCTTCGCCTCTTCTTCGCTGCGGAAATAGGCGATCGACTTCAGCGTGTGCCCGTCGTCCTTCATGACCATCGCCTGCTTGCGATAGCGGCTCATCTTGCAGACGTAGTACGCCGGGTGGGGACCACCCTTCGGACCAAGACTCAAGCCTGGCGTCGACCATTCGTAGATCCCCATCAGTCGATCACCGGGAGCCCGGTCAGGAACCGCTTCACGTCCCACGGATGCGTGACGACGCCGAGGTCGGGGAGCCACGCAGCGGTCTGGCCGTACATCCACTTGCCAAACGCCTCGCGCCTGTCTCCGAGGATCTCAACCAACTCGTCCTCGATGTAGCCCAGCTCGCTGTACTTCGGGGCGGGCAGGTCAGTCATTGCGTCTCCATTCATCGGCCAAAGCCTCTCGTTCGTTCTTGGTCAGGCCAGCCCACAAGCCGTCCAGCTTGTCGACCGGCAGCTTCCCCGAGTCGTGCGTGACGGCCCAGTGGAGGCACTGCTGCTGCACCTTGCAGGCGGCACACAGCTTCTTCGCTTTGGTGTAGTGCGGTCCGCCGTCGAAGAACCAGGCGAGTAGCTGCCGTCGCTCTTCAACGTCGTGCGTCTTGGGCCGGCAGGCTGCCCTGTTCCGCCAGGCAACCTCGGAAGGGTTCACCTACGCCAGCCACCCGCGACGGCGGCCGATGTCGTCCAGGGCCGGCTGCCAGAAGATTGGCAGGTAGTTGTCGTGCAACTCCTGAAGCTCGTGCAGCATCTTCACGTCAGGCAGGCAGCCCCACGACCGGCGGACGGCCTCCTGGACGTGAGGTGTGTAGATCGACTCGCCCTCGGCCACGTCGATCAGACGACCCCAGGTGTCCTTCCCGCCAGGCTTGATCTGCCACTCCTTCGGGGCGACCGTGTTGTAGATCTCCTTCGAGACGAGCCAACCGACCGGGCAGCGGAACACGCCGTTCGAGTGGTGGTAGGACCGCTTCTCGCACTTGACGAACCACCGTACGTTCGGCTCCCGCCCGACAGGGAAAGCGCCGGCCATGCGGCCGGCCATGTGCGTCGGGATCTCCCGCTTCGTGTCCTCGCAGCGAACTGGGAACCGGGTCATGCGGGAGCGGATGAATAGGAAGGCGGTCAGGTCGTTACAGCGGAAGCTCGGGCCGAGACCGGCGAACTCCTCCAGCGAAACGAGCGAGGTCGTCACGACGTCACCTCGTCAGCACGGAAGCGGATCATCATGAACCGCAGGTGGCCCTCGGTGCGGACCCGGAACTCGAAGCTCGGGTACTCCAGCCCGAGCTTGCGCTTCGCCTGGTTGGCGTTGCTCGTCTTGGACGAGAACGGCTGCGTCACCTTGAACCAGGTGCCGTCCTTCGGTACGTGACGGATCGCGTACCGGCAGGCGGACACGGCGCCTTTCACGGGCGGCTCCTCACCGGGGAGCGGGGTGACGGGCCGCTCCCACATTACGCGCTTCTCGCTCACAGCAGAATCAACTCCTCTACCCACTCGTCCGGCGCCATGGCCGCCTCTGCGTCGGCGCGGTCGCGGTAGGCCGCTACGGGGATGGGACCCGTGCCGCCATCGGCGAAGAACACGATGAACACGCTTTCGTCACTCGCCATTGAGCTGCGCCTTCCGCTCGGCCAGCAGCAGGTCGGCGTGGAGCATGAGGCTCTCCGCCTTTTCGTCGTCGCACGGCAGGATCCCGCCCGTCGTGGCGATCTGGCGTGCCGCCTCGGCAAGAATGTTCGACGCTGGCCCGACGACCGTCACGATGTCGCCGTACTGGATGCCGAGTGCGTGCATCGACTGGCTGATCGTCTGAAGAGCGAACCAGTAGCCGGCCCACAGGCTCTTGGCGTCAGCGCCATGCTCGCGGCACTCCTCTTCCCACAGCCCGAGGTAGGCGCGGGCGAGAGAGAACCCCATGTGGCTGTCGTCGGCGGGGATCACGTCCTGCGCTTTGGCGGCGATCCCATCAAACGCCGTGCGAGGGTTCATCTCCTCCATCACGCACCCACCAGGCTCTTCGGCTTCTCGTCCTGCTCAAATGTTCTCTTGAAAAGCACGCCAGAAGCAGGCTGGTAGCAGATGATCCCCTCCGGCCGGCCGTAGCCGGGGGTGGCGTACGAGCCGTTCTTCTCGAGCAGGTACATGCCTTCCTCGGCTGCGGCGGTCACGTCATCGAACCCGTCGGCCTCGGAGACGAGAACGGGGACGACACGACAGCACGCCGGCAGGTCCGGGTTGAGGTGCCACTTCTTCGTGTTGAAGAGCGACCAGTGCTTCTGCTTCTCGCCGTAGTTGCGCTGGATGCCGAGGCCCCACCACTCGCCGAAGTGACGGCCGGGGCCGAGCTTCACAAGCTCTTCGGCGTTGTCGCGGACCCAGGCGGCGAACCCGTAGTTGTCGTCCTGCGGCGTGATCCAGCGGTTGCGGGAACCGGCGTAGAGCGTCAGGTCGCCGACTCGGATGATCGCCTCGCCGGGCATGAACGTGTCGGTGATGTAAACCTGCGCGTTGGTACCGTCGATCTTCTCCGTGACCACCCAGTTGCGCCGGAGGCGGGGGATCTTCTGGAAAGCGTTGAACTCCATCAGATCACCACCCACTTCTCCACGACAACCTCGCGCTTCTCGACGCGCTGCGCCGTCTGCGGGAAGTTCTCGTAGGCGCCGGGGTCGCCGTCGCCGGACGGCTCCTCCCACTTGATCTGCCAGAACTTGCCCTCGTGCTCGAACCAGCCACGCTTCCAGACGCTCCAGCGGGACTTGTCGAAGATCTCCCAGTCAAGAAGAGGACCGTGGGGGAGATCCAGCTCTTCGGCTGTCTCCTCATCGATCGTCCACGTCTCTGCCATGCTGCTGTCCTTTCACTGGTCGGGGGTCCCCCGGCAGCCAAAGAGGGGGCCTGGGCTGCCGGGGGTTGGCTCCGACTTACCGAGACGGCCACAGGGGCGTGGCCGCAAGATGGAACATACTCCACTACGGTCGTAGTGTCAAGCGCTGGTTGCATCCGAGGCACACGAGCAGCTCGAGCTTGCGGGGGACGGTCGTGCCGTCCAGCCGGATGAGCAGCCCGTGGCGGGTTTCGATGAAAGCGAACGGTGTCCTCACCGCCTTGCGGCAGTAGGCGCACTCAGGGCCGCGGGAGCGATGCAAGGCGAAGCCGTGTCCGCTTGGAGGCGTGGAACAACTTCACCGCCAGGTACCAGCCATCGACATCCCACCTTGAACGGGCATATTCGATGCACCACGCCACGTCCTCGTCCTCGACGTTGCAGTCTTCAAGAACGATGTGAAGAGAACCGCCCATTGGGTTGTCGGCAAGGTACGCAAGCGTGTCCTCCTTCAGATCATCGAAGGAGAACTTCACGACCGCCACGGCAGCTCCTCGCACCGGCAGTGGAGTGACCCGTCGGCGTAGACGATCACCGACGGGTTCTCGCAACAGAATAGGGGCGGGCACCGACGCTGGGCTCGCTTCTTCTCGATCAGCTTCGGGACCTTGTGCTCCACGAAGAGACAGAAGGCGACCGCCGCGACGCAACCGGCGACGAACGCCACTCCCTCGCTAGCCATCGGCCTTCGGGAAGTCGAAGCCCTCAAGGCGGAGCAGATCCAAGGTCACGGCCGAGATGAAGGCGTGCTGCTTGGTGATCTGCTTGTACACCTCATCGATCTGGACCTTGACGCCCTCGGCCCGGTCCTTCAGCTCGTCGCGCCGGTTGATGAGGTTGATGAGGGTGGACTGGCCGGAGGCGAGCTTCTCGATCAGCTCCTCGTACTGCTCGTCCTCGGTCACGACAGGCGCCCCTCGATCTGGACGAACGCTTCCCACTTCATGCTGTCTTCCTTTCACTGGGCGGCTGTCGTGCCGCCACCAGGACAGTACAGCAAGATGGAGTATGCGTCAACCCGGAAGATCTGCTATAATCGGTTCCGATGCCGAAGCAACAGGTCTCCAAGAGGCTGGTGAAGTACGACAAGAGGGTGGCGGCGCGTTATGCGGACGCCCGCCCCCGTACGTGCTGCCTGCCTGGATGCCCTGACTCGAGCATCATGGTGGAGCTGCCCGTGTGCGACACGCACTGGAAGGCTGTCTCCGCCGAGGTCAAGCCCAAGGTCGACAAGCTTCTGGCTTCCACGTACAAGTGGGGTAAGCCGATGCCCGTCTCGACCCGGAACCGTCTGGTGGAGCTTCTCACGAGCTGAGTGAGCCGGCCATACGGTCCAGCCTTCTGCTGGTTCGGCTGCCCCTCGAGGGAGCACACAGACCTACTGGGAGCCCCCCAGGTGGATGAGGCGGGGAAACCCGGGCCATAGCACGCTGCATCCACTCAGGTAAACGAGGGTGGCTGGCGCAGCGTCCGAGCAGTCGGGTGGTCCTATCAAGGGAAGCCCGGAGGGATGACGACAGTTCCCCGTTTCTTGTACACGGGTCGAGCATCGTCGGAGGTAAGCGGTCCGCATCAACCGCGCCACCCACCCGGCTGCACCTCGGACGGCCTGGGTGGAAGTCCCAGTCAACCGATCCGACAACCGGCCTTGCGACCGAGTAATACCCGGCGCTTGAGGGGCTCACCCGCTCTTCAACCTTTCTCGTACATTGCTTTCAGTGTGCGTAGGGGGGTTGAAGGACTCACTTCGCTCCGCCCCTCGCGAAACGTTCATGTCGCTTGAACAGCGAAAAGCATGGGCTCTGGGGTGGAGGAGCGCACTTCTCTCGCGACAACGCGATACCTCAGCGTGGCGGTGAGGTTGCGTGAGAGTGGCAGCCAGCGCTGCGTGAACGTGGTACCGACCTTCTTCCCAAGTGACTGATAAGAAAAACTGTTCTACGAGTGGGCGCGGCGACAGGGAAACTGGCCGAACACGCCGCAAGCAAGCGCGACGGCCGGCGCGGCGAAACAGCGCGAAACGAGGGCTCGAGAGGGGCGAAACGGACACTCGCGCAAGCAACAGCGCCAGGCGGCGCTGGAAGAGCGCTGGGAGCAGGGCAGACGCATCTCGAGCAGCCAGCAAGCGGCACGACAGGACGACAGGGGTCGAAAACAGCCGAACATTCGCCAGGCCGCATGCAGATATAGGGGATGGGACCCGCTGGGGGCGACGGCCGGCACCCCCACCCCACCCCCGGATGGCTACGGTGCGTAGCGACAAAGGCCCTGCTCAGCGTACTCGACGCATCACCCCTGCTCACGCTCGCAAGAAGTGTGTACTTCTGATGGTGAAGCCTCACCCGCTGCGCTCGCACGGGGGGACATGGGGGTCCCTAGCGCATGGCACCTAGGCAGCTATGTTACCAACCGGTAAGTTGCATAATGCAACCTTCTAGCCGCACTCGATGACGGCAACCGTCATGAAAGCTTAGCCTGGGCTTAGTGCATGAGGGTTGCGCCATGCCGATACTGGAGCCATGACGACGAACGAACCGAACGGAACGATGGACGATTTCACCAGGAACCACCTCGAGGCTTGGATCGGACGCACGGTCTGGGAGGACCAGCGCCAGCCTTTCGCTGATTGGGTGGAGCGTCAGTCGGCCGACGACTTGGCCTACTGGTACCAGAACGGGTGGCCGAGCGCCTATCGGGCATGGGAGGCAGCTGCTGGTATTCGCTAGATCGGTCGGCAGTAGTTCGCTCTAGCTCCGCTAGGGCGTTCTAGTACCTACCGGTACTGGTCCGGACAAGGGACCTTCACGAAAGGATGCAGCCTATGGACCCTCAGGCAACGCTTGAGAAGTGGGCGACTGCGCCCACGTATGCCGAGCGCGACGACGCCCGATGCGATTACAACCTCTGGCGTCGTCAGGGTGGATTCGCTGCCCAGCTCCCCGGCGGTGATCGGGTGCTCTCGCTAGACACACTGGCAGCGTTGGTCCGCTCCGATACGGAAGTCGGTAGCGCCACGTTCGCCATGTTCCGTGCCGACGTGTGCGTCGCGATGGGCTGGGCGCTGTGAAGCGGGCCAGCATCGCTCTTGGCGTCACCTACGGTGCGTTTGCGGCTATCGGTGTCGGACTGACCGCCCGTGCCTACCTGACGCTCCCTGAGCCACCCGAGGCTCCCGGTGTCGGGACAGCGCTTCAAGTGGTGCGCATCCCTTCCGAGGACAGCGTTCCTGTCGGGTGGTGCGTGGCCATCGAGCGCATCTCCCCCGATGCTCTGGCTTGCTACCGAGAGCTTCCCTGATCGGTCAGTAGCGGTCGGACCTAGGGCGCGTTCCTAGGTCCTTCCGGTGCCTACCGGTGCCACAGTGAAAGGACAGAGACCATGAGCGACGACAAACGGCCGTGACGAGATGCGGCGCCAGGTGGAGACGTCGGACGCGTGCGACTACTTCGACGCCTTCTTCGAGGATTGAAGGTTGCCCTTCCCTATGCGCCCACGCGCATGGGGTTGGGGAGTCTTCAGACTTCACAGCGAAAGGACAAGGACAAATGGACACGCGCAGCACCGCATTCCGTTTCGAGCGGATTCACTGCATCCACGGGGACGGAGTGTTCCCGTTCTCCGTCTATCGGGTGGTTGACCCTGCCACGAACAGGCGCAACGTCTACGTGCGCCGAGGCGGACCCATCCCGCAGAACAGGTGGACCCCTGCCATTCGACAAGGTGACTTTGGCCCCTTCATGGGCATTGGCGGACGGACCTACTCGACCCGCCGCGAGGCCGCATGGGCGGCCGTGCGCATGGCGGATTGGCGGGAGGCGCAGGCGTCGTGAAGTACGCATATCACCGGGTTCGGCCAGGCGCATACGTGGCCACCATCGGCCAGCTCGAGCTGGGGATCACCAGGGAAGCCGGCGCGTGGCATGGGACCGTCAACGGGCGCAACGTGACCGGGTTCGGGTTCCCGACGGTCGCCCAGGCGAAGCGGGTCACAGAGGCGCACGCCTTCGGCCACGCGCATCGAGAGGTCGCGGCATGAGAGACTTCCATTTCAATGCCCCCGGCGGAGAGACATACGACGCATTTACGGCTCTGATCGCCCTGGGCTGTGAAGCCCTAGAGAACCACGAAGCCGATGGGATCTCGCCTGACGGGTGGTTGGTCGAGAACTTGGGTGTCGACTCTGCCCTTGCGGAGCTGTGCGTCCGCCTCGCCAACCCGGTCGCTTACAACATCGCTTGATGGTTGCGGTTCCGTCACGCGCATGCGTGGCGGTTCCGGAGCAATCAGGCTCCAAACGTGAAAGGACAAGGGCAATGGAGATCACCACGATGGGCAAGCCCGTCACCATCCCGTCGCCGCACCGCTACATCTCGCTTCAGGGCAACGCTGGCGCCCCGTACTATCTGTACGGCTACCGTGCGCACGACACGACGGCGCGCTTCACCCTTGTCCACGAGAACCCCAGCAGCGGCGACCGCCAGGTGGTCCTAGTCGATGCCGACTGGCCGACCATCTTCCGCTGGATGGGCGACCGTGGTTGGCCGAACATCGAGACCCGCCTGCGCTCGGTGCTGCCGGCCTGACGGCTGCCGTTCCTCCATGCCACGCGCATGGGGGTTCGGGAGCTTTCAGCTCTGTTGACGCCTTGCGGGACAAGTGCTAAGGTGGCGTCAACTCCAAGTGAAAGGACAAGCACACATGGACAGGTACGAAGTGCGCAGGGTTGATGAATGGGGTTCGGGAAGCTACACGGACGGCGATTACCTCGTCGTTGACTGCGATGTCCCTCGGTTCCCTGATGTCATCGCCGTCTGCTTCCTCCGCTCTGACGCCCTGCACATCGCGCAGGCCCTCAACGGGTTCAACGCCCTCGTCTCGGCGGTGAAGTCGTGACCACCGTCGAAGTCGGTCCCTCGGCGGACTGCACCGGGCTCGTCACCGTGGTCGTCACGGTCGAGGCGGACATGGCCCGTGGCCCGTACACCCTCGAGATGTACGGCACCCTCATCAAGGGCGGCTCCAAGACGGTCGGCGGCGGGGAGGGCTCCCAAGCGTTCGTCTACACGTTCGACCGCGCCCCGGGCAGCTACAGCGTTGGGGTCACCGCGCATTTCGCTGATGGGGCCAGCTCGAGCGGCACTCCGGTCCCGTTCACGGTGCCCGGTGCGTGCGAGGTAACGACCACAACGTCAACGATCGCTGCCACGACCACAACGTCTACGGTCGTGGACGTCCCGCCCACCACGGTGCTGCTCAACGAACCGCCCACGTTCCCGACGACGGTGCCGGCGACGATCGCGCAGACCACGGTCGCCACGGTGGGCTCCCCGGTCACGCTGCCCCGTACGGGTGCTGGCGAGGTGGCTGGGGCTACCGCTGGCGGCGGGCTGGGGCTCGTGGTCCTGGGCTGCGTGTTCCTGTGGATCAAGCGGAGGTGGTGAGCTGACCAAGTTCCTCCCGAACAGAGAGCAAGTCCGGCTAGCCCGGCTCGCGGCACGAGAGTGTCAGCGGGCCGGGCTTCTCCCGTCCCAGGCAACGCGCATGGACCCGGCCAAGCAGCGCAGAGCTGTGGCGGTGTACGACGCACGCGCAAGTGGCTGGCCCTGGACGGATCTCGCTCTCGTGTGCGAGACGAACAGGACCAGCCTTGCGAACTGGTGCCTCGAGGCTGAGGAGCTGGGCCAGGCGGCTAGGTGGCGGATCCGGCTCGAGCTTGTGCGGTCCGACAAGGGATGAAGCGCAGGCGCTCCAACGGTGTGACCATCTCGCATCCATTCCTGCGGGCCACGTCGCCCCGGAAGTTCGCCCTCGACCAGCACGGGTAACAGGTGATCCCCTTGAACCTGTCGTCAGGGTGGGCCATCAGTGCGAGCGTCGTGGCTCTGGCAAGCATCTTGGGATCGCCCCTGTACCAACCGAACGCCAGACCCCCCATCGCCCTCTCGTCGTACACCCAGACCGGGCTTGGCTCCCCGACCTCGGCGAGGGCAGCCTGGACGATGGCAACACGCCGTGCTACGATTTCCTCGGCGCTTGGAGCTTGTCCCTCCATCGCTAGCAGCATCCTTTCACTGGGAAACCCCGGGGGTCAGCGCCTCCGGGGTTTCTGCGTTCTTGCGGCCCAGCCAGTCGGCCAGGTAGCCGGCACCGAAGCCGTACACGGCACGAACGTTCGGGGCGTACGACGACGACGGGAACCAGTCGAAGTGGCTCTCGTACTCCTCGACCACGATTCGCTCATCGCGGTCAACCGTGCCCAAGGCGATCTCCTCAGCGATCTCCTCCGCCACGTCCGCCAGCGTGCGCAGAACCAGTCTCATCATGCTCCTCAGGGTGCTTGTAGGGATGCGACAGCGGAGAACAGGTCGTCCACCGTGACGCGGGTGTAGATCGCCGTCGAAGTCGGGGACGCGTGGCCCATCAACTCCTGCACGGTGCGAAGGGGTGCCTTGCGGGCCAGGTCGGTCCCGAACCAGTGCCGGAACTGGTGCATCGTCAGCCCGAGGCCGGCGCTCTCGAGGTAGGCGTAGCCCAGCTGGGACACCCGCTCGGGGCTGTACCGTTTGCCGGCCCTACCAGTGAATACAGCTCCCTGCTTCGGGAGACCGTACGCACGGAGGGCTTCCTCCACCGTCGGGTGGATCGGGACCATGCGCTCCTTGCCGCCCTTCGCAGCGAACGCCGTGACGAGCAACGTGCGCCGAGCCCAGATCAGATCCTCCACGTTCAGGTGGGCGATCTCCTGGCAGCGCAAGCCGGCGAACGCGGCGAGAGCGATGAAGCACCGCTCCCGTGGTGGCGCATACTTCAAGGCGATACGCAGTTCGTCATCGGTGCAGGGCCGGGGCAGGCCGTGCCGCACCTTGGGGCGCACCACCTCGGTCGTCGGGTTCGTCACGAGGATCCGTTCGTGGATCATGCACTCGTAGAACGCCTTCAGTCCCGAGATGTAGTTCGCACGGGTGTTGCTCGAGATGCTGCCCTTGGAGTCCAGCCACGCCTCGATGTCGTCCCGTGTAGCGGTCAGGACGCCGCCACCTCGGGTACGCATGAACCGGTCGAAGTTCGCCATGTCGTCACGGCGCTTCTCGATCGTCCTCGGACGCAGACCCCGCCGGGACTGATCCCTTTCAAACATCGCCAACGGATCCACCTCAACCTCCCGCCCCAATGGGGTGTTATGGGAGTCGAGGGGAGCGAGGGCGTGTTCACTCGCACCCAAACGGGTGATAGTGCTCATCGTGATGCCACCGCCACGGGCTGAGTGGCAGCACCCTTACGCGACGACCATCTACTTCTGACCGGGCCAGACCCAACGTGGCGTGACCACCGGGCTGGATCAAGTTCCGCCTTGACCTGATCCCAGTCCAGCAGCTTGCCCATCGGCTCCTTGATCTGGAAGTCGGCAGGCTCGTAGCCCATCGCCGTGAGGGCCAGCCAGGCGTTCAGCTGCCCGCGCCCCGTCTTGGGCGGCGTGGGGTTCTCCTCGAGGCGGATGATGGTCTGCTGGGAGATGGGCATGCCGAGCCGGCTGATCTGCTTGGCCAGGTCCATGTACGTGTAGCCGTACTGGTCCCTGCCGTGGCGGTAGGCGCGGTGCACACGCTCGCCCCACGTCTCTCGGGGTAGGTCAAGGGTCATGGTGGTCTGTCTCCTGGGATGAGAGTAACTGGAGACAGCGTGACAGGTCAAGAGGGAGCACGCAAGGGTGAGGAATCTATTCCAACCTAGGCTTGACCTGCGGCTATGGGAGTCACCGTAGGTGCTTGACGCATCGTCCGAAGTGGAGTAAGCTCCGCTCTGGCACAAGCCAGTGAAAGGACTACTTCATGGACATCAGTACCCTGCGGAAGGGCGACGTGCTCGCCCTCGAGGTGGAGGTCACCGACCGCTCCGACCGCTCCGTCTCGCCCGATGGCTGGGTGCAGCTGGCGGACGTGGTCGCTTTGGACGGCGACGAGCTGGACAAGATGAACGCCAAGGTCGTGAGGCGTGGCCCCCGCCCCGTGAAGAGCGGCGACTACATCCTCACGACCGGAGGTCCCACTCTCCGCTTCATCGCCTACGCCCCGTGGCGTGATTTCCCCGTGGTCGTGGACGAGCCGGCCAGCGTCACCGGCACGAACGGCTACCTCGCCGAAGTGTGCACCCACAAGGACGGCACGCCGATCCTGTGGGAGGAGTCGTGAGCGGCATGTTCGACTGGGCCGAGGAGAAGACGGCCGAGCTGGGCACCAAGATCGCCGACGGTCTCGCCGAAGCGTACGACGAGGCCCTCATCCCCGAGCTGGCCGTCTGGTTCAAGGAGTGCGCCAGCGACTACGCGATCCGCGCCCTGCACCTTCTCACCAAGGAGGTGGGGGAGTGAAGTCGCACATCCACATCGCCGTGGAGTGGGACAACCACCTCACGCTTCAGCAGGCGCAGGATCTCCGTCACGACCTGAAGTCCGTCGTCGGCTACTTCAACGGCCGCGTGACCGACATCCGCAACACCCCTGGCGCTGCCGGCCCGCAGTGGGAGCAGCTCGAGCTGGAGCGGGTGGACCTGTGAGCGACTGGCAAGACGACGCAGCCTGCCGTGGCGTCGACCCCGGCATCTTCTTTCCTCCTGCGGGGAACGTTGTCCACGTCCGCCGCGCCATGTCCTTCTGCAACTCGTGCTCTGTGACAGAGGAGTGCTTGGACTACTGGCTGGCCCTCCCGTTCGGGCGCCACTGGAAGGACGAAGGCATCGTCGGCGGCACCAACCCGAACCAGCGTCGGGCTATCCGTGCGGCACGCAAGCAGCTGGCGGCAGCTAGGTGAGCGAAGTCAGCCTTTCCACCTGCCCGCGATGCCTCGCCGAGGACAGGCTTCGCACCATCTCGACAGCGGAGTTGTATCCCAGCGAGAACCGACCGGGGGCGTTCAACTTCTACGCCGAGTTCTGGGCCGAGTGCCGGGACTGCGGTTGGGAGTGGGTCTGGGAGTCCCCGGTGATCTACGACGTATGAGCGTCTACATCCAGCGGTGGTTCAGGGAGACGCAGCCCGATGGCAGCGTGAAGGAATGGGCGGAGACGTTCAAGTTCTCGAGCCTGTACGAAGCGCAGCCAGCGTGGGACCGGTTCCAGCAGCGGCTCAACGACCCGACGTACGCCAAGCCCGGCGTCGAATGGGGCGTGTCGTGCCCCGAGCTGGAGAACAAAGAAGATCTACCGCCCGCCAGTGAACGGGCGAAATGGCTAAAGGAGATCCGAGGTGTCCGTCTTGGAAAAGCCTAAAGAGCGGCCGAAGTGGATGTTCACTTTTGGCAATAGCAAGCAGATGCGTGCCTCGTTTGGTTCTTGTAGGACGACGGCGATGACGATGCTGGAGAAGCAGATCCGTCTCGCTGAGCGTGGCTACCCGGAGGACGTGAACGAGTTGCGCTGCCTGCACCACGAGTTGAGCCAGCTGAAGATGGAGGAAGGGATGAAGGAATGGACGTTCAAGGTGGGGCCGGCGAAGGGCTACCTGAGGATCGAGAAGGTGAAGCCGTGACGCAGCCGATCTACGCCTCCGTGACCGGCGGGAGCGCCGGAGGATCCAGTGGATCAGCTGGCTCCGTGAAGATCTGGACCGACGACGGTTGGTTCGGCGGCTCGAGCAAGAAGCCCGCTGACGTGGTGAAGGCGATCAGCGCCATCACGGCCGAGCTGCCGTCCATCGGGAAGACCGACAGCGGCGACGGCGTGAAGTACAAGTTCCGTGGCATCGAGACCCTCATCGGTCACCTGTCCGGGCTCCTCGCCAAGCACGGTGTAGTCATCGTGCCCCGCACCAAGATCCTCGAGATCTTCCGCAACGTGGAGAACTCGCAGGGCCAGATGAAGGGCTGGACGGAGACGATCCTCCAGGTCACCTGGGACATCTACGGCCCCGAGGGCGGACACATCCAGGCGGTCACGGTCGGCATCGGCCGCGACAACTCGGACAAGGGTTCCAACAAGGCTCAGACCCAGGCGTTCAAGTACCTGCTGATGGAGTTGTTCGCCATTGGCGACAAGGACGACGACGCTGACGGCATCCCGGCCGGCGGTCGCCCTGAGCAGAAGATCGATCAGGCCACGGCCGACATGTTCGTGGAGCACTGGAAGTCGATCGCCGACAACGACATCAAGCTCGAGGTGAACCGCCAGCTGGTTGCTCTGGGCGACAACAAGATCCACCAGCTGCCCGCCAGCGTGCTGGGTCAGGTGGCGTCGATCATCCTCAACGCCAAGGAGAAGGACTGGAAGGCGCTGAAGTGAGCGTTCGCTACTGCATCGAGATCTATGACGGGTGGATGTTGGAGCGCCGGCTCACCGACGAAGAGTGGGATCTCTTGGACAAGGCCGGCGACTGGACCTCGTACGCCCCGATGACCGCTGGCACTCCCATCTTCCTCGGCAGG